GTCGCAGTCAAACTTGCACGGTTACGCACCAACCTTGAACGCGACACCATCCACCACGACAGCCTCGTGGATGCTTTAGGCTATTTGACATGCCTAAATATGGCGGCAAAATAATGGGCGCTTTCTATGATGAATTAAAGACCGCAAAAAAAGAGAACGATCCATTGACTCGACTGCGCAAAGCAATAAGCGATGAAGATTTTAAAGATGTTGTAAAGGCGTTAAAAGACCCGTCTATTAGTGCTCGAGCCATACACACCGCATTGATTAAACGCGACATCCATGTTGCTGGTTTAACCGCAATTCTTAGCGCACGAAAGGCCCTCAATGAAACTATCGGATGAGGCTACTTATGAACAACAGATCATGGATTTGCGTACCGCTTTACGCAAGGCACAACTAGCCGAAGCAAAAGCCAAGCTAAAGACAGCGGACTATGTGGAAGCCGTATTTGAGGCGGCACGAACATCTCTGCTTGCTACACCAAGACCTGCGATTATTGCCCCGGTAAAAGATAAACGGAAAACAAAAGCCGAAGTAGCTCTCGTGCATTTGACCGACTGGCAAGCAGGCAAGCAGACAGTCTCTTACGACATTTCTGTGCTTACGGCTCGCATTGAGGACATGATTCGCAAAGTGATACAACTTACCGAAATTCAACGCGCTCATCACCCCGTCAAAGAATGTGTGGTTATGTTAGGTGGCGACATGGTTGAAGGTGTGGGTATATTTCCAGGCCAACAATTTGAAATTGGTGCGCATTTGTATGAACAAATGTTTGCGGTAGTGCGCATTATTGAATCATCTATTCGCACTCTTGCTAACAACTTCGAATCAGTTAAAGTGGTGTGCGAGTTTGGCAATCATGGTCGGCTTGGACACAAAGGCGATATGCCAGCCGGCGACAACATTGATCGCATTGCTTACCAAATTGCGGCAAATAACTGCGCAGATATTAAGCATGTCAAATGGCAAATGTCAGATGACTGGTATCAGATATTTGCTATAGGTAATTACAAGGTTCTGTTGGTGCATGGCGACGAAATAGGGGCATTTGGAAGCATCTTGCGCAAAGTTTCGGCATGGTCTACCGGTGTTGTAGAATCATTCCATGATTGCTACATGGGGCATTTTCATACGCCCACAGCTCTTACCATGGCGAACGGTGGTCGTGTGTTCGTAACAGGTTCCCCAGAGTCACACAACGAATATGCTCGTACATTTATCGCAGCGGTTGGTAAACCTAGTCAACGTCTGCATTTTGTTGATCCGATTAAAGGCAGAGTTACTTCAGAATATGTGTGTTGGTTATGAGACTTTGTTGCCAGCATTGTGATGCAATAGTTGAACACGATGAGACAAAAGTTGTTTCTTGTCTTTGCGATCCCGATGCCCCAACATGGATAGCAATATCGCGAGATGGACGCATCATGTCTATGTCCCACGCCAGTTACGAATATTTACCAAAAGAAAAATAATGAGCTGTCCTTGGGCTTTGGTAGCAGTCCATTGGATTGACGCTTTTGATTCGGATAACGGTTGGATTGAATTGGATAATTACAAGCCTGAAGTTTGCAACGTAGTTTCTGTGGGCTATTTGTGGCCTGATTGCTTGACTGATTACATAACAATTACCGGATCTTATTTTCCAGATGAGTTGCCAAACTTAAAAACGGTTGGTATGGTTACACATATCCCAACGAAAATGGTCGAACAGGTCGTTGTCTTGGGTCAACCAAATTTCACGTTTAATAAAGGGGCACACAATGAGAAGGTACAGAATTTCCAAACCGGTTCACGGTTCACAGGAATGGCTAACAGCGAGATGGAAAGATGAGAACGGAAACGCTCGGATAACAGCTTCCGTAGCTGGCGTTATTCACGGGGCGCATCCATTTATGAGCGCTGCGGATTTGGCTAGTCAACTGCTTAGTTCGACGCCACCAGAGCCAACCAAGCCCAACGCGGCAATGGAACGTGGTAACAGACTTGAACCCACATTGATCAAATGGGTTGCCGACAATCAAAAACTTAACCTCGTAACGCCTGATGAAATGTATTGCTACGAAGAAGATGGAGTTCGTTTGCTTGCAACCATTGACGCTATGAGCTTGGCAGAACAAGGCTACGAAAGAGTCTTTGAAGTGAAAACAACTAACAAACAATGGCAAAGCGTATTGCCCGATTACTGGTATTGGCAGGGCGTACATCAAGCTATTTGTACTGGAGTACACAGCATTGATTGGGCAATTTTTGATTCCAACCTAGAGCTTCACCATTACGTCCAAAAAGTTTCTTCCGACGAAAAACAAATTCATATTGAGGCTTGCCGTCGTTTCTTGGCGCAGATAGACATGGGTATGTTGCCAGAGGGTGTTCAGTACGAATACCGTCATGTGGCGAACCAGCATCCCGCAGGTAACAGAAACCTAACGGTAGAGTTGCCGGTTGAGACAATTGCTCAGTTACGAGAGTTGGAAACAATAAAGAAAACAAGAAAAGAAATAGACGAACAAGAAGATAAAATCAAAGCAGAGATTTGTGGTTTGTTGGGTGACGCCGAGTTTGGTACCGTAGACGGTAGGCTCGTCTTTACTTGGAAGACCGCAGTTCGTAGTTCATTAGATCAGAAACGGTTAGAAGAAGAACACCCAGCGTTAGTAGAGAAGTTCCAAAAACAAACGACGTTCCGTACGTTCCGTACGGTAACAAAAGGAGAAAAGTAATGCCAGCGTTCAACTTAGACAATTACGAGACAGTCGAAGACAGGCTTGCAAGATTTTGGCAAGAACACGACAAAGGTCGAATCCTGACCTCAATTCATTATTATGACGAGAACCGAATCGTTGTCCGAGCCGAGATTTATTTTGATCGCGACGACAACAGGCCAGTTGCTACCGGTTACGCCGAGGAAGTGCGCGGTGCATCGCCAGTTAATAGGACAAGCCACGCCGAGAACGCCGAGACAAGCGCAATCGGCAGAGGTTTGGCAAACTGTGGTTACGCCGCCAAGGGGTCGCGCCCATCTCGTGAGGAGATGGAAAAGGTGGCTCGCGGACCGGTTGCCCCGCCGCCGGTTTTGACCGCTGACTTATTAACGAAATTTCGGGCCGCCTGCCAGAACGCAAAAATTTCGCCAGAAGATGTAGCTCTTAAAGCGGGTTTGGATTTGCATGACCTCAAGGACAGCGACATGCCACGCCTCAGGGATGCATTCAAGTCAATGCAAGAGCAAGCCAAGGTTGTTGAGAAGCCAGTTGAAACGGTAGCCGTATCAATTGATCAAGTAGCCGAAGCTTTTGGAGCTACGGTAGTAGAACCTGAAGTCAAGAACAAAACTGCTCGTGCTACCAACGCGCAGATTGGTAAAGTTCGTGGTTTGCTACAAGGTGCTGGAGTTGCCGAACGCAACGATCAAATAGATCTTGTGTCTGAAGTTCTTATGCGCAAGATTGACAAACTTGATTCACTTACCAAAGGTGAAGCAGATGATGTCATTAAGGTTTTGATTAAACGTCAACGCTCGTGATGTACGAACATGATCGCAAAGGTGAATGCCAAGGCAATCGCGACAAGTGCAACATACCTGAGTGTCCGAAGTTCGGGTTGCTCAATCGTCCATCTCGTGACGGTAAGCGACGGGTTCGTGGATGTAACGATCCTACGGCTCGGGGGAAAAGGAATCGAGCTAAAGGTGATGCTAAAGCCCGACATGCCCGACACAAGTTGGGATTGTCTGCAACAGGCAACGCAGGCTCTCGGCATGAAGAACATTGGTCGGGTATTTTTCGCGTTGAAGTTAAAGCCGGTGCGCAAGTCGGCCCGATTGAAACAAGGTTCCGTTTAGCCAAACAACAATCAGATATTTCCAAGGCATTAGGCGATATAAGACCATTTGCTATGATTGCTATGCCCGAGGGGAACTCAGATGGGATTGTGCTTATGACACTAAATGAATTTGCGGAATTGATTTCATTAATCAAGGACGTAACGACAACATAGGGTGCCCTTTTCCTTTGAAGGGAGTTGTCGTCCCCCTGCCCAAGTTTTCGTAGTCGTTCCTTGGGAGGGGGCGAAACCCACTATTTAGATTGGAGTGCAATGAAAGCAACAAAGTTATTGTCTTTAGCTATATCCATACTCGTGACGTTTGGAGCCACTACCGCCAACGCCGCCCAGCGACCCATCCACCAGCGACCCATCCAAAGGTGTGCTGGGTGGTGGGCGCTTGCTAAAAAAGCTGGTTGGCACGACCGACACCTATCTACCCTCGATTACATCTTGTGGAGGGAGTCGCGCTGTAACCCCAAAAGCATCAACAAAGTCCTAAATCGAGATGGTTCTTGGGATTACGGCTTAACACAGATCAACGATAGATCTTGGTGCAAAACCACCAGATGGTATCCAGATGGATACTTGCAGTCATTAGGGGTTCTGGATTACTGTAAAGACCTATTAGATCCGTACGTCAACTTAAAAGCCGCCAAGAGCTTGTATGACTACAGCCAAAAAATCAACAATAACGGGTTCCAACCGTGGGGGTTATAGCTATATGGAATTAATGGCAGAATTAACTCTGGTCGATCCAGAAGCCAAATGGATGTTCGATGCTTCTTGTAAAGGCATGGACTTTAGTGTTTTCTTTCCAGACCCAGGCCGCTCTGATGCCGCAAGAATGGCTAAAGAGATATGCAAATCTTGTCCGGTCAAAAACAGGTGCTTGGAGTTTGCCAACAACAACGGAATCATGTATGGCATTTGGGGTGGACTATCCGTGACAGAACGTAAAAAATCTGGTAAAGTTAGAACTATCAGATGAGCGAATCATACCAAGCAGAAATGGCCTTATGGCAAGCACGATGCGATGAAATGCAGGTCGCATTGGAAAGGGTGCGTGAGCATCGAGATGATCTCCAACAGGAGAATGCCAAACTGAAAGAACGAATAAAAGTTTATTCCAGTATGGTTGAACGAATGCAAATCGCGTTAAGCGAAGGAAGGGAACTATGAGTGCAACGTGGTACAAATTAAAGTCAGGCGATTGGGGCGTCAAGATTAAACATGACGGTCAAGCGAATGAAGAAGTAGAAGTTACTAATTCCAAGGGTGAAACAAAAAAGGTGTGGCTTGTAGAAAGAGCTGCTAAATTTGATGACGCTCAATTGTGGTCAGTAACGCAGGAAGCACCGGTAGCCGAAGAAATGTTTTAATTGTTATCCAAGGGGGATAATTGAAACAGTTATGGAAATGCCCTAAATGCGACAATTTTGTCGTTTTATACGTTAACCCGTCGGTGCCACCTACATGTCATAATGTAAGGTGGCATTCGACATCTACAATAGAAATGGAACTACACAATGGACGAGAACCTAAACTTAGACTTAACCACGCAGGGTCATGATAAAGAAGTTATTGCTGATTTATTATCAGAGCTTTTGTATCTTGCTTTGACCGGCAACCCAGTCATTCGCCCAGCTTTAGTCGATTTGTGCGAAGGTCTTTGCGATGTGTTGGATCTTGAAACAATTGAACGCTGCAAAGATTACGCACGTTATCGCAAGAACGAATACGCCAAAACTTTGAAGTAGCGCTACCGCTACCGTTACAACTGCTACCGCTACCGTTACAACTTAGGCGCACGCTACATACCGTTAGGCGCTATCCCCTTTGTTCGGGCTTGATTTTTTTCGGCGGGTCGGGCAAAATTTTCGGGTCGGGAAAACCCGACCTAAGCACAAAGGGGACATTATGGCAAATCGGCAATGGAATACAAACCGTAGAGAACGACAGGGCGTTATTGCTAAGCGCAAAGCGTACGAAGCAATATGCCCAAAGTTGCTTATCTATGTACCAAGAAATCAGCAATGCGTTTGCGGTAAGGCTCACCAATGAACAACCAACCGAACAAAGGAGAAATGAAAACAAAGAAAAAGCACAAAAGAGTTTTACAAAACAACTTAAATTGTCCAGATAACGGTACTCCTGAGTGGGCGTTAATGAAACTAATGCTACTTGCGAGCCAAGTTGGGCAACCAACACAACAAACAAAGGAGAAAACAATATGAACGATGAGAAAGACATACTTGCTCAAGCAGCAGAGATAGTTAATGCTTCTGCTGAGGAGTTAGATAGCGAAGTCAAGAAGCACCAACTTGAGCATTTCGTAGCCATTGAGGGCGAAATGTTTAAGACTTTTGGCTTTGACGATGAAGCATCTTATATGTTTCATATGATGATAGTCGCTAACACTCCAGAGGAAGTCAAAGCGATTGAGGAGAAATACAAAGATACGCCGTCACTGAGCATAATGAACCCTAGCAATGATGGAGAAATCCATTCTGCTATGGCTGTTAAGGCTATAGGCAAATCAGGCAACCTTTATGACTTACTTAACAACAAGTTAAGTGGTTTGCGATTTGCCGAAAACA